GCCTGGCCGGTCCGGCGTATTCGGTAGTGAACCTCGATGCGCACGCGGCCGACTTCAGCCGCGAGCGTGTCGGTCTCGTCGTAAACTTCGACCGCATCGAGCACGATCCGCGGCTCGTGGCGCGCGGTTGCTTCCTGAACGCGCGACTGGATGCGCGCGCGTGTGGCAAGCGTGTTCGGCTCGTGCAGAAATTCCTGCAGGCCGGCGCCAAACTCGGCGTGCCCCAGCAGTTCACCGGGGCGCGTGGCCAGGATCACGCGCAACTGCGAGGCTACGCTCGTGGCGAGGTCGGGCCAGTCGAGACGGCCGTTTGCATCCGGACGCGGCAGCAGCGGCCACCCGATGGGCGGTGCCAGCGCAAGGGACGGTGAACGTGGCATTACTTTTTGAGCCTGGGAAGAAGGATCCACGCGAACGGGATCCAGCGGAACACGAAGTCAAGGAGCGTCAGCACGACGGTCATGGCGACCAACGCGCACACGGTCATGATCGGCATTGAAAGTTGCAGCACCCACTCTATTCCCCATTGGCTGCGACGCGGGTTGCCAGCGAGCATTGCCTGCGCCCCGTTCGGATTGAGCAGCCCACGCACCCTCGGCGGCAAGCTGAAGCCGGTGCTCGGCTTCAGCTTTGCCAGAGTCGCGCGGTCGAGTTTCGGCAGTGGGATCGCCGGCTGCGGTCGGCCAGTCGTTTCAAACCACGGCGCGATCGTAAATAGCTGGGAGGGGGCGCTCCACACCAGCCGCGGCGGACAATTCGGCTCATCGGACTTGATGCGCGCAAATGCGCGCACTGCGTAGCGGGCATCCTCATCCTCGTAGGGGCCGCGTGGCAATGGCTGAGCGGCAGCGATCATCTCGATGCTGTCGAGCCCCGCAGCGACGACGGAGGACAGAAGCACTTCCATCGACGGCGGCGGTGTCGGGTCGAAGCCGTGTGGTGCCGGACCGATCAGGTGCGGCATTGCGACAGGGGGCGGCACCGACCTGAATTGCCACACGAGTTCCGGCCGCACGATGCGGGCACAGGCCTCAAGGAAAGGCAGTGTTTCAATCCGTTCGTATTTCCACGGACGGAGAAGCGATGCGTTAAAGCGCCACATGCGCAGCTGTGAGAATACTGGGCGCCAACGCTCGCGATTTTCGCCAAAGGCGTCAAACTCATACGCAAGTTGCTCGATGAAGGCGATAAAGTCGTCCTCCTCGTCTGGAATGCGCGTTTGCGTCAGCCATGAATGCTCAAACAGCCCGCCGGCGCGCGGTGGCGCGACAGCGATGTTGTATTTGAACCACTTTGACAGGTGATCGATGAAGGCTTGCCGCCGGGCGTCCCCTTCGACCCGCAGGGCCGCGAGCTCCGCCCGTGCATCGGCAGCGTGCACGCGCTGCTGCACGGGGCTCGCCGTCGGAATCAGCCCGAACAACAGCGTGCGGCCGGTTGCAGCACCAACCTCGGGACGCACATACCACAGCGGCACAGTACGCTCGACGGCCTTGACGCGAGAAAAACGCGCCGCGAGTAGCGCATCGACTACTGCGGAGCCGGTCCGCGCCGCGGCTGCACCGGACGATTCAGGGTCGGCATCGAACTGGGCTTGACTGGCAAAGCTGACCCAGCCCTGCGCATCTGACTCGGGGCCCATCCACCCCTGCCATTGTTGCGGGTCAGCGAGCTCTGCCGCGGACGGATGCGCCTGCCCCGTGAAGCGCCGCAGCACCAGGCCGCTTCCCACGATCCTGCGCGGATCCACCTTTGGCGCGCCCAACTGCAGGCAATGGGCATCGAGGAGCGCCAGCGAAAATCGCCTGTGCACCGGCTGATACAGACGCACGGCCGCGCCGTCGGCGCCGAGCGCGCTCCGCGTCACATGAGCAGGCCAGCCGCGTGCCGGCCACGATGCGGACAGCAGCAGCTCGTCCAGGGCGCGCAGGAAGTCAGCTTCGTCAAAGGCGAGCAGCGCCGGCGCGCCCGCTTCACCGAGACGGCCTGGACCCGACAGCACGACGGGATGTTCACGATAGCCCACGGTCCCTACCAGATGTTGCCGGCGCCCGGCGTGTAGCTCGCCGAGATGACCGAGTTGGTAATCAGCGTGTCGCACTGGACCACACCGGAGAAACGCGAGATGGCCGCATCGACCTGCACCATTGCCGTCTTGATCTCGACGCGCGCGGCCGCCTCGATCTTCACGGTGGCGGGTGTGCTCACGGCAATGCCACTGGCCCCCATCGTCGTGGTATTGCCAGCCGAATCCTCGACCTTGACGAAATCACCCGCAGGATCGGAAAGCGTCATGCGGTTGCCCCCGGGCGTTTCGATCACGACGCGTTCCTGGCCGGGCGTGTCGTCGAGCACGACACGGTTGCCGTTGCGCGAGCGCACGACTTTCAGGTTGTTGTCCGGGTTCAGCGTTTCGGGAGCGCGACTCGTCCCGTTCCACAGGCCGCCCAAGACGATCGGCATCCGCGGGTCGCCCTGCACGAAGGCCACCACCACTTCGTCATCGACGTCCGGCATCCAGAAGGCGCCGCGGTCGTCACCGGCGAAAAGCGTGGCTACGCGCGCCCAAAGTTCGGCCTCCTGTTGCGGGCTACCGTTGATCGCCGCCAGACGCACCTTGACGCGGTTGCTGCGGTCGGGATCGTCCAGCGACGTCACGGTCGCCAGAAACACGCCGAAGCCGACGGCGAGCGCGAGGTTCTGGGTAAACGGGGGAACCGGATTCATATCAGTTCGCTGCCAAATAGGCGCCGTGCGCGATGAATTCGGTCTGGTAGCCCTCGGCCAGGTCGAACCGGTGCTTGACTTCGGCCACCTCGTAGCTGTTATCGAACCGCGCGCCCAGACCGCTCAGCGTTACGAGCGATCCCGCGCGCAGCCGGTTGTTGCCCTCGACCGTGCCGCGTATGGTCAGAAAACGGCGCGCGCGCTGATCGAATGCAGCCTGTGCCAGTGCCCGTGCTTCGTTGGCGTCTCGGCAGGCGAATGCAGCAAGGTGCTCGGAGCGTTCGCCGAAATGCTGCTGCAGCAGCTCGGCCCCGGGCCGCCCCTGGCCCGCGCCAAGCTGGGTGCCAGTCGCCTCTTCGTTGAACGCGGCCCCCTGCATCGCATCCCACCCGGAAACCGTGACACGCGTCGCCTGGTGTGCAAGATCCGCAACGATGTGAACCTGCCGCAGCTGGCTGTATAACGCCAGTTCGATCATCTCGCCGCGGTCGACACGCGAGGCCACCCGCAGCGATTCGCCTACGATGCGCAGGCTGCAGTCGTAGCGCGCCAGCACACGTCTGAGGAAAGCAAGATCACTTTCGTTGAGCTGGGCAAAGGTGGCATTGACATTCGGCAGTTCGCGCGCCTCGACCGTCAGCCCGAGGTTCTGTCCGATCTGTTGTGCGAGATCGCCGAGCGACAAATCGGTGTAAACATGGCTGCGCCGCGCCAGACGCGCCGCCATGAGACGATCCTCCGCGCGCACGACGAGCAGCGGCGGCAAGCGCTCGCCGGCGCCGGCTTCGAGGCAGGACACGCGGCCTGCGAAGATCGCCTCTTGTTCGCCCGCCACACCGGCCAGCACGCGCACCGCGCTGCCCAGCGCAAGCGCGCTGCCCGCGTCGAACGCGAACTCAGCGTCGCCCTGCGGCGTGCTCACCCAGTTCGACAGGCGCAGCTCGAGCGCGGCGAGCCCGTCGACGCTTTCGGTCACCGTCAGCGCACCCAGCCCGAGCGCTACGCGCTCGAGCGGCTGACCGTCGATCTCGATCGTCGGCCGCGCACTGTAAATCGCCTGGGAACTGATTGGGAATTCGTTGGCGCCCATGCTTTGCCCGTTACAATTCTTGCCGCAGTTAATCCGCCATCAGACGTGCGCGTTGCCACTCGTGCTCGGCAAGCAGCGCGACAATCTCTCTCTCGCGCCTGGGCTCGTCCGGCGCCGGCGTGGATGCAACAGCCGGCGCACTGGCTGAATGCGTAGCAGGTGTAACGTCCACGTTCATGTCCTCGATCTCGACCGGCATCGGTTCTCTCCTTCAATCATCGAAACGCAAGGCCTGCGACAACGGCGTGCGCTGACCGACGTCGGCCGCCAGGCTGCGGCCGTCGCCGTCCTGAGGGGCCGCCGCGGGGCGACCGCCGCCCGGAGCCGATTCAGGCACGGCCAGCGCCGTGCGATCTGACCGGCGCAGGCTTTCTTCGCCATTGGCCTGCGCGATGCCACGCGCGAGCCCGGTGCCAATCGTGCCTCCCAGCCGCTGTCCCAGCCCTGCCGCCCCATCCACGCCCTGCGGTGTACACCGCCCGAGTACCGCCGGCGCCGGCGCGGGCCGGCGCCGGCGCGGGCGTGGCGCGGGTGGCGGCTCGGTCGCGCGCGTCTGATGGGTCATCGCAATCGACACTTGTGCACGCAGCGGCACGCCCTCCGGCGAAAAGAAATCGAGCGTCTCGCGATAGCTCTCGATCAGCCCGGAAAAGATAAAGCTGCCCCATTCGAATCGCACCAGCGGCGGCACGATGTCGAAGGTTTCCTGCGTATCGGCTTCGTCGGGGCGCAGCAGACGCTTGATCGGCAGCGTCTGTTCTCGCACCGATTTCCCGGTCGGTGTCGAATCGAACTGCAGCTCCAGCGACAGGCGCGCGTTGCTCTGCGTCACGATCTGCCGGCGCGTCGCGTCGCGGTTCTGCTGGTCGAGGCTGTTGGAGACCTCGTAGTTCAGGGACACCGGATTGAACTGCACCTCGATTGCGTTTCCGGTCTGCAGCACGAGCCGCGCCTTGGCGAGTTGGATCGCGCTCATGCCGTCGGCTCCAGTCCTTCATGCACGAGGTGCAGCTCCTCGACCCCGACCTCCGTGGCGCGCGCGCTCAGATCGGCCGCCTTGAACTTCACCGGCAGAGCGCGCAGCAGCTTGAACCGCAGCACGGCGGCGCCCTTCCCGTTACGCAACTCGATCAGCACGTCAAGCCGCTTGGCATAGGCACCGCCTGCCAGCACCTCGAACGCGCGCGCCAGATCGCGAGCACGCGTCACCCCCCGACGGAATATGACGGTGGCAAAAGTCACCGCGCCGGGCCGTTGATGGGCAAAGCCGTTCAAGCCGCCTTCCCGGATGCTCTTCGCTTCCATGGTCGCCTCGAGCCCCGAGACTTCGGCAAATGCGCCTTCGAGCAGTGGAAGCTCGGGGCCACCGCCCGACTCCGTGAGCTGCGCTTCAAAGAACTTCACCTCGAAGTTGAAGACATGCAGCGGCGCGCCGCGCGCGGCCGACAGGTCGCCGATCATGCGATGGCCTCCGCGAGCTCATCGCGCTCGCGCCATCCAACCGTACTCGACTCACCAAGCCACAGCTCGACCTCAATGCGTTCGAGCGAATAGGTCGGCGCGAACTCGATCGCGCAGATCACACGACCATTATCGAGATCGTTCCGGGTCATCAAAGCGCGGTCGCATCGCACTGCAAAAGCATGCGAAGGCCGATCGCCGCGCAGCGCGCCGGCTTTCCACAGCCCGGTGAGCAGATCCTCGAAGCGGCTGCGAATACGAGCGAAAAGCGCCTCTCCTGCCGCCTCGAAGGCAAACGCCTCGCCCGTAGCGCGCGCAAGGCGCAGCAGCTGCCCCATCAGCCGCCCGGCTGGCGCATTGCGCCAGCCGGCGCGGTCGGACACCGTACGGTCGCTTAGCAATTCGATGCGATCCAGCCGGGGGGCGAACAACGACAGGCGCGCGGTCCACGCCGACGCATCGAGCGCTGCCGTCGGCGTGGCAAGTTCGCGTGCAGGCGGCAGCGGCTCGACATCGTAGACGTCCACCGGCGTGCGGCCTGCTGCAGTGCAAAATGCGCCGCGCGTCAAGGCGGTCGCGGCGATCAAGCCGGCGAGCGCGCCGTCCGGGGCAACGAGGCCCAAGGCGGTGCGCGGGGGCATAACAGGCTTGAGCCACGGATAGGCAACCTGCACGAAGCTCGAAGCAAGGCCCATCGTTGCCATGGCCGCGTCGCGCCCTATCCGGGCACGGCGGCCGGGAAGCGGCAGCGCGAGGATCGCGTGGCAGTCGCGCCGGAATTGCGCGAGAAAATTGCCGATGCGCTGGGCGTATTCTCGCCAGTGGTTGTAGTCGTCGTCGTCGCAGCGCGGCACCGGCAGACGCCGGACGCCGGGGTCGGCCGCGCGCGGCGCGATGCGTGGCGCGCACTCCACAAACACCTCGGCCGGTTCGATCTCCTCGCGAGAAGGTTCGACCCCATCGCGCTGGCTGGCGACAAGTTCCGGCAGGTCAGGCACCAGCACCTGAGCCACATCGTCGAGCGCCTGCAACTGCGCGAGTCCCCTCCAATTCGAGCGCTCCCGCTCGATGAGGTCCGGCAGCACCTCCGCAAAGCGCGTTTTTTGCTCGGCTCTGTCGAGCAACGAGGTCAGGGGCCACGGCTCGCCGAGCGCGATCACATAGCAGCGCCGCCCGCCGTTGGCAAAGAAATCACGCACGGCCACACCGAGTGCCGTGTCGGCGCGCTCTGGACCCGATGCCGTGATAGGCCGGCCCCGCCAGTCGGCTAGCGCCTCGAACTGCGCCCACGCGTCGAAAGGGACTGGCCGGTCGAATGGCAACGGGTCGCCAGGCACCACTTTGAGGGTCAGCCGCTCATCGAACCAGCGCGCCAGTGCCACGCTGATACGTGCATCCGCGCGCCAGGCGCACCAGCCGACGAACACGGCAATGTCACCGCGCGGCGCTCCCGGCGCCGGTGTGGCGATCCGTTCCTCGAAAACAAGACCGTACATCGCGCTCAGGCCGATTCAAGCTCAATTGCTTCGGCCGACAGCACCAGTTCCTCCATCGCGACATCGCCACCGCCCTTGGCTGCCAGCGTCGGGCCGCTGTACTTCATCGGCACCACGCCCCGAAGCTTCCAGTTCTGGACGGCGTTACGCGCCTCATCCAGCAGCGTGACGACGACGTTTTTCTGCGCAGCGACGCCCTCTGTGCGGGTCCGCGTAATCCAATCCCACAGTGACTTGGAGTCGATCACGCCGCGTTTGAGCGTCACATCACCGACCTTGTGGATGCCCGGCACCTTGCGCACGTGGTTCTCACGCTCGTTGCCGTTGCGATATTCGGCAATGGTGATTTCTGTCCCCAGGCCCGAGACGTCGGAAAAACCGCCGAGCATCTCGCCGCCATCGATATTGACCAGGAAATTGAAGGCACCATAAGGATGAGTCCGTTCGGCCATAGCGGTTCTCCTTGGAGTTCACTCATTCGCGGGCATCGGCGGTTTTCTGGCCGATGCGGAAGATCACAAACTCAGCAGGCTTAAGTGCCGCGACACCGATCAGGCAGACGAGCCGGCCGTTATCGAGGTCGTTCTGCGTCATCGTCGAGCGGTCGCAACGCACGAAGAACGCCTCCTCGGGTCGGCTGCCGAGCAGCGCGCCATTGACCCACTCGTTGTAGAGGAAGTCGGAAACCGTGGTGCGGACATTGGCCCACAGCCGCTCGCCGTTCGGCTCGAAAACAGCCCACTGCGTGCCACGGTCGATCGATGCTTCCAGGTAGTTGAAATAGCGCCGCACGTTGACGTATTTCCACTCCGGATCCGAGCTGGCGGTGCGTGCACCCCAGATGCGATAACCGCGGCCGGGGAAGAAGCGCAGGCAGTTCACGCCGAGCGGGTTGAGCATTTCCTGCTCGCCGAAACTGATCTCGCGCTCGAAGCGCAGCGCGCTGCGCACCACTTCGTTGGCTGGCGCCTTGTGCACTCCGCGTTCGATATCGTTCCGCGCGTAGATGCCGCAGATGAAGCCTGACGGGGGCAAGGCGATTTCCTTGGCGATCGCGTCATTTCCGGGCCGCGCGTTGGGATTGGCGATCACGACCCACGGGAAATACAGCGCCGCGTAGCGTGAATCGATCGTTGCCCGCTCCATCCGTGCTGCGCCGGGGTTCTGGCCGTCCCGGGCGTCGAGCACGGCGATGCGATACATGCGTCGGCCTTCGGCGTGCGTGATCAACGCGTTGCGTATTGCCTCGCGCTCGCCGTAGGCACTTGATCCCGGCGCAGCCACGATCGAGATGTCATCGAGGGCAGCCAATGCCTCAAATGCACCTCCATAGGCCGCGGCGGTTGGCT